GTATAAAATTATCTATAACACTAATTAATAATTCTTCAACTTCTGTGAATGTAACTTCTTGCTTCATTCCAACAAGATTTGTAATTGTTGTTTTTTTATTCATTATTCTAACTCCTATATTATTTTGATTAGTTCGCAATAATAATATAATGCATTTTTATATATTTACATAGATTTATTTATATTGTTTATTTTATTTATTTAATATATATTTATATGTGTTTCGCAACACAATTTATAATTAAATGAAAAAAACAAAAGGAGAAAATATCATGGAAAATAAAATAATTAGAGAGTGCGTTCAAGGTCTAATTGATGATAGTAAAATGATAGATGATTTATGCGAAAAGCTAGATTGTCACAGGACTGAAATACTTGCTAAAATAGAAGATAGTTTCGCTCTTGAAAGTGAGCCAATTGCTACGATAGACCAAATAAAAGAAGTAATTAGTTCAGTTAAAAGCGCAAGGTCCTATATTAATGATGCTCGTTATAGCGCCGAAGAAGCAAGTAGCCAAACCTCTAATGCAATAAGAGAGTGCGAAGATGCTGAGACCTATATCGATGATGCGTTAAATGTAACAGAGAGATGGGAAATTGCAATTAAACAAATTGCGGAACCAAAAGAAGAAACAACAGAAGAAACAACAGAAGAAACAAATAACTAAATAGAGAGGACTAAAACCCGTACATTAATTTGTGCGGGTTTTTTTTGTATCAATATGAAAACATTAGAACATTTAAAAAAAGAAATAGAAACATTACAAAAAAAATGTTTAGATATATTTAATCCTAATATGATGTCTGATTTAGAACAATTAATATTTAAAAGAAAGCAAGTTAATTATATTTTAACAAATAAAAGAAAAGGAAAGTAATATGAATGATAAGTTAAGAGAATGTATCATAAACGAAGCAGAAGATACTTTAAAGGAAAGAATACGCAAAGGCGCTAATAAGAGTGAAATAGACTTTTTATGTGGTGTAGCAACCGCAATGGTGGCTTTAGAAAGACATAACAAAATAGATGAAAAGAATGTTATGGCTTGTGTGCCACCTAAATGGATATTTAGTGCAATAAGAAACGAATCAATATTTGAAGGAAGTGAGGTGTAAGTTGAAAAAGAAAGAAACAAAAAAAGATGTATTTGGATTTGAAAAAGCAATTAATACAGATGCAATAAATAATCTAAGCATAGAAGATTTAAAAAAAATAGATAATATGTTTATATGCACAATAAAAAAACAAAAATAAATGTCGAAATACCTACAATCTAAATTGTGGGTATATAGTACAGAGTGGTTATCTGTATTACTGATGAGACAAACCGCAATAAAAAGGAAAAGAATATGGAAAAGGAAATAACAAGAGTTGATTATCACGATAATTATACACCAAATAAGATTACAAAAATAGAGGAAATTAATAACATACTTTCAGAAACAAGAAGGTGGAGTTTTACCGTTGAAGGAACTGAATATATCAAGCAGATGCATAATAGAACAGCAGAAGAAGACCACGGTAATTATGCTATTGGTAAATTTAAAATGATGCAAGATAATTTTGGTGATTGGTATGCAAGTTTAGATGACAAGCACAGAAATAGATTAGCAACAATAATTTATAAAAGAATTTATAATAACGAGTTAAATAAATGGGAAAATAGTTATGGTCCCGAAGGAGATAAATAATGATTAAGACAAGAAAAATAGAAGATGTTATAGACGAATTAAATGACAGAATAAAACTATATCAACGTAATGCAATTAAAAATGAAAAGCAAGGTGAAGATAAAAAATCTACTATAAATTGGGCTTTATCTTTAGGTGTTGGTGAGGCAGTTGGTAAACTTAGAATATTATTAAAAGACAGTTTAAAACAAAACAAAGGGGGCAAGAAATGATTAAGACAAGAAAAATAGTTAGCGGATACGAGGGTTGTGATTTAGATGATTTTGCCTGTGAATATTGTGGGCAAACACCCGACCAAACTGAAATACAAGAGGCTTATGCAAGTGGTACGTATATTTGCGGAGAAATAGAATGTTGGAACGAATATATGTTTGATTGGGCTTGGACAGGAAACACAATGGAAGTAATAGATGAAGAGTATGAAGTTTGTGATAGCTGTGAAGAAGAAGAAGATACAAGCTATGACGGAAATTGTCTTCAATGTTGGGAAGACTTAAATGAGCATTTAGAAGAAGAAAAAGAGGAGGAAGAGTAATGCTTACAGATAAACAAAAAGATGAAATAGCTTTAGAAATGACAAAAATAGAAAACTTACTTACAGGTGAACAAGATGAATTCTTAGAACTGTTAGATGAGTTTATTGGTTTATATGATGAATTAAGAGGTTTAAACAATGACAATACAAGAGATATAGCAATAAGATGTGTTGATGAGATGTTTGAACACAATCTATTGGACTCTAAATGGTATGAGCCATCAAAGCTTGCAGATGATGAAATTATGATTCAAGATATAATTCATAATGAAATAAATAAAGCACTAAAAATAAAAGAGGATGCATAGATATGGACAAAAAAGAAATATTAAATACTTTAGAAGATACTATTGATTCATTAAATCTACTTATTGATTATTCTGAAGATAATGAAAGATTAAGAATAACAGTTAATGACACAGTTGATGAATTAAGGGCAGTACAATGGGCAATAAACACAAAAATGGAGGATAGGTAATATGATAGAGGTGGTTACTGAAAGTCAATTTATAGAGCGATTTAGGCAGATTAGGCCAACAAACTTTACGTATGAAGGCTTACAAGCTTTATTTGAGTATTTAGAGCAATTAGAGGACGATACAGGTGAAGAAATAGAGTTTGACGTAATAGGTTTGTGCTGTGAATTTTCTCAATACGATAATTTAAAAGAATTTCAAGATGATTACGGAAAAGACTACGAATGTATTGAAGATGTAGAAAACGAGACAATGGTAGTACCTGTAGATGAAGAAAGTTTTATAATAAGACAATTTTAAAAAGGAGTATAATATAATGAATGATTTAATTAAAGTATTGGAAGATAATTTTAGTCTACACGATTCTGACGAAATATATAATCTATTATCTGAATTTTCAGAAGTAGATACAGATTGTGGTAGAATAACTTTTAAAAAATGGATAAGGAGTAAAATATGAAATTATTATTAGTAGCGGAATTAATTGGAGTTTTAGCGCTTGGACTTATAGGAATAATTGTTATATCAAATATATGGATTTGCTTTATGTCGTGGCGCGATGGACACAAATTTTTCTATTGGAAAGATTAATAAAAAGGAGAAAAGTAAATGAAATACAATAATGAAATAGTTGGAAATCAATATGAAATAAGAGAGATAATAATATTAAATTGGATTGAATATTTCACTTCAGACGAAAAAGAAAGAGAAGATATGCGTATTAATTTACAACATTATCTTCAACAAGAAATATGGAAAGAATTAGAAGGTATGAATTTAAAAGAATATTAATAACTAATTAGAGAGGAACGACAAAAAATGAAAATAAAACAAGTTAAAAGTAACTTTGGAGATAATATCTATTATATGAAATTATCAAGAGTTAAAGGTAAAAACCTACTATTAAGAAATGGTTGGAAATTATGCTCAAATCCAAACTATTTAACAAATGGACTTAATACAGGACATTATAATAAAGTGTCTAAATTATGGTATTTTGATAATAATAAAATGGGAGTTTAAAATGAATGAATTTATTTGTGGTATTTGTGGCGATTATTGTAGTGAATATACTTACAATAAAGAAAAAGATGTAGATGAATGTAATAACTGTAAAGATAATATTAAAAGAGAGGTCATAAATGAAAAAGAAAACATTTAAACTTATAACAAAGAAAAAGAATCCACAGGATGAGTTAGACATTTTCACCGCTTGGCTTTATTGTTGTCCTGTGAAGTGGGAAAAGTTAGAAGGAGAACATACATATTTTTTTGATAAGGAGCAAGATGAAAACAACAGGCGATAGAATGGAAGAACTTATGGATGAGATAGATTATCACGTATTATGGTTTAAATGGTTTAGCACTTATCCAAGAAATACAGAAATAGCTAGATTTAATAATATGAACAAAAAACAACAAATAAAATTTTTAAAAACAGAAGAAAGGAAAAAATGAAACAAGTAACAAGATATTATAAAGAGGACGAAAACAAAGAAGAAATAGAAGAATTAAAAGAAAAATTATTATTATTTAATTCAGATGGCGAAAATGTTGAGCTTTCTAAAAATATTGCAAAGAGTTTCAAAAAAGAGCAATTAGCTAAAATTATAATTAGATTAATAGATGAATCTTGGAAGGGAGAATAAAATGAAAAAAGAAAAAATTAAAGGAGAACCTTTTACAGAAGTTGAAGAATTGTTAATTAGTGTAATAGATAATTTTATACTATGGTACTCAACAGAATCAGATAGAGGTATAGCAGAAGAATATATAGAAAGTGAACACGTTGATTATAACGATTGGTTTAAAGTAATTAAATAAAAGTAAAATAATCCTTGCATAATAGAAAAAGGGTTTTTAAATTAATATAAACAAAAGGAGAAAGAATGGCTAAAAGAAGAAACTTAACAGAATTTGAAAAAAAAGACTTAGCAAGATATACTAAGAGATTAAGATTTAACCCCGATACTCAAAAAGATTATTGGGAAATTATAAAAGACGGCAAAGAAGTAGTAGGAACTGCGTCTTATTCAGTTTTTAAATAATATAATTAAGGAGAATAAATGGAAAATAATATTAATGAGGTAATAAGGTCTAAAGGTTACACTAAAAAGTTTGTATGTGAATCTTTAGGTATTAATCAATGTGTTATGAGTTTGTTTATAGGTGGAGTTAGAGTTCCGTCACAAGATAGACTTAAAAAAATGGCGAAGTTTTTAGGTGTAAAGGTAACAGATTTATATCCACAAGCCAAAGCTAAGAGAACAACTATATACGAATTAAATTAAGGAGAAAAAAAGAATGAATAAAGTAACTAAAAAACAATGTATGGAAGCAATACAATATTTCTTTGAAATGGGAATGGTAGATGAATTGACTTCTGATAAAAAACACTACACAAAAATTCTATTAAACAAAGTTGCTAACGATTATAGGTTGCAATTAGTTTGGGAGGACTAAAAAATGAATATGAAAGACTTAGCAAAGAAGTATAACTTAACCAAAGACGATTATTGGAAAGAATCAAGAAGTGGTAAATATATTATAACACACGATGCTTGTGAGAAAATAGCAGATATTGAAGGAATATCATTTGGTCCACCACAAATACTTAATACAGAACAAAACTTTTGCAGAATGGTTGTTACTGCTAAAAAAGGAGATGTTGTGATATGGACTATTGGAGAAGCAGATAGTAAAAACTGCAAAAACTTATACATTGGCTCAATGAGTGAGAAGCGTGGTAAAGATAGGGCAATTTTAAAACTTATTAACGCTTATGAGTATGGTATATATTCAGATGTAGAAGCAGATAGTTTTGCTAAACCTAAATATGAACACCGAACAGAAGAACAAGCTAAAGAGTTTGAGGAGTTGAAAGGACACCCTGCTTTTGAGGGTTTAAAAAAGTTTTCAAATGATGAGTGGAAAAAATGTAATAGTATCAAAGAGTATGAATCTGTTTTGGAAAGAATGAGAGCCGAAAGAGATAAGTTTGATGAAATTACCGAGCAAGAGAAAGGATAAAGAATGAACATACCTATACCGATATATTATTGGGAAGATGACGAATCTGATTATAAACATTATGATTTTGAAGAAATGGCGAGAGCATTAGAAAAAACTATAATGGAAGAACTAGATAGAAAAGTATCTATAACAATAATGGAGCAACAATGAGAGTTAAAAATACTGCTCCACCACAACACCTTATAAAATTAATGCCTACTGAAGCCGAGCAATATGCTTATTGCAAGAGTATAGGTTGTTACTTTGAGTGTGAATGGTGTGTGGGATATTCAGAATCAATGCCACCATATAAAGGAGAAACTAAAAAACCCCTTAAAAAAGAAAAGATTATTGAAACTAAGGTAGAAGCCAATGAATTTGATAATCTTGCTAAAAAAGTGGTAAATAAACAGGTATATGGAGATTTTAACCACCCTCTTTGGAATGATATCATAGAAAAATTCACGAAAGGGTAAAGAATGAATAATTTAATTAAAGTGTTAGAAGATAATTTTAGTCTACACGATTCTGACGAAATATATAATCTATTATCTGAATTTTCAGAAGTAGATACAGATTGTGGTAGAATAACTTTTAAAGAATGGATAAGGAGTAAGAATGAATACAAGTAACATAAGACACGAGTGCTATTTGTTTGCACAAAAAATGATGGAACTAAACCCTAATATTATGATTGATTTTAGTGTTTTTGATGTAAACGAACACTATAATGACACAAAAAAAGGAGAAAAATAATATGTGGACTTGTTGTCAATGTGAACACAAATATAAAGCTAATGTATCTGGTGATACTGAAGAACGTATGTGCTTTGAGTGTTTAGATAAAGAGGAAAATGAATAATGGACAAAACCAATCCAAATAGTCTTGACGGAATAGCACAAGTTTTAGATTATCACGATTTGTGGTATAAATGGTTTATAAAGTCGCCGCCAAATAAAGAACTTATAAAATTTGATAAAATGAATAAAAGAGAACAATATAAATATTTAAAGGAGAAAATAAATGAAAATAAGTAGAATGAATAAGTATAATAAAGGTAAATTAAGAGCATTTTTTGACTTAGAGCTTGATATGGGCATTACCATAAAAGGTTTTAAGGTTATGGAAGGAATAAATGGTTTGTTTGTGTCAATGCCGAGCCAAGAAAAAGACGGCGAGTGGTATGATACTATATTTTGCTCTAAAGATGTTCGTGGAGAAATAAATAGGGTTGCTCTTGAGCAGTATGGTCAAGAAACACCTGTAATGGAAACAAACTCAGACGATATTCCATTTTAATGTTGGAGATACTAATAAGAGAGGGTAAGGATAAGCAACCTAAATGGGTTGATATTAAAACTTTGAGGAGTATGACGAGGAAACCGAAAAAGTCATCAACCCAACCTTCTCTTAAAAGTACAAAAGATTTTGAATTGTGGTGGGATTTATATGATAAGAAAACCACAAAAAAACAAAGTTTAGCCTATTGGCTTAAAAACATCACTAAAGAAGATATTTTTAAAATTATGCAACATTCTAAGCAGTATATTAAAGATAGAGATAAAGTATATCGTAAAGACCCTATCAGGTATTTGAGAGATAGAGTATTTGAAGATGAGATTATAAAAGCTGAGAAAAAAATTGATTTAGATGAATTATATCCTTTTGATAAAAGTGGCTCAGCAAGACTTGGTAGGTGTTCAAGTTGTAATGGGATAGTATTTGGTGATAAGTATAGTATAGCAAGAGATGACTCAGATTGTTGTAAAGCAAAAATAAAACAATATAGGTAAAAATTCCTAGGAAAAGGTAATTGAGCGAGTAATGTATGGGAAGACGCCCTTCGCGTTGGGTCTGGTTCAAATCCAGTAATCTCGCTCTTTGCCGACAAAAAAAAGGTAATTATGGATATAAATATTCAAAAGCTAAATAAAGATTTAGAGATAGCTATTCAAGGATTGGAAGCTATTATAAATGAATCTAATGATGCAATAGCAGTTAAAATAGCCGAAGATACATTAGAAATAATTAATTAAAATTATAGGGCAGGTAACACCGAGTTCGCACACTCACTTTCTCCCTCCTTAGAGATACTTGCCCTTCAAATTGGAGTATATATGAGAAAATGTAGCCATTGTAGACAAAAGAAAAAAATGAGTGAATTTAATAGAGGTGGCGATAATAGAAGTTATGTTTGTATTGAATGTCAAAAAGTATATAGCCGTAATAAACAAGCTAAACAAAAGCAGAAAATTTTAGATTGGACCAATGATGGTAAATGTTGGTGGGTGTATCAGAGTATAATGGGAGATTTAACATTTTGGAAGAAAAGATGAATTGTAATATTTGCGATAGTAAAATAGACCAAGATTGTGGCGATATAGTTGGACAATTTGGTATAAGTCCAGTAGCATTTTGTGTATGGTGTGTTTCTTCTATGACAGATATGGTTATACAATTAAATGGTTTTGACGATATAGATATATTACAAGATAGAATTAATGATTTAAAAGAGGAACAATATGCCGAACAAAAGTAAAGCCAAAGGTAATAGATTTGAACGTGAGATTGTAGAAGCAGTAGAACTACACGAAATAAAAGCAGTCAGGGCTTGGGGTAGTAATGGAAAAGCCTTTGGTCCAGAATATCACGAAGAAGTAGATATACTTATAGATGACGAGATTAAAGTACAAGCTAAAGTTCGTAAGGCTTTGCCGAAATGGATAAGACCCTCAGAGCACGTTGATGTTCAGATTATAAAAGAAGACAGAGGAAAGATGTATGTAGTACAAGAATTAAATGATTGGATATTAAACATAAAAGGAGAATAAATGAATAATAAAAAAATAACAAAAAAAGATAAAGTTTTAGCACACCTAATAAGTGGTCAATCAATCACACCTATGGAAGCATTGACAGAATATGGAAGTTTTAGATTAGGTGCTATTATATTTGATTTAAGAGCTGAAGGTCATAAGATAGACACAAAAATTGCTAAAGGTTCAGGACACGCAATATATACTTTAAACAAATAACATTAAAAGAGATAGGTGGGGGGTTTTTATTCATTCTCCCCCCTTTAGCGTTTCCCTTTCTTCGCACTATCTCTTAAAATTGGAGAATTTATGATTAAGAAAGAATTACACTTTGTATGGATAACAAAAGACGGCAAGAAGTTTCTAGATAAGAATGAAGCCGATAAACATAGTAAAACGCTTGTTGACCCAAAAAATATAATTGAGCAATGGGCAGATAAGTTGAAAGGAAAATAAAATGGAAGCAGTTTTTTTGTTAATAATATTTTTAGTTTGCGTGTATTTAATTGTTGATTTTATAGAATTGTGTGGGGTTGTAAAAAAAAGAATAGAGAGGTACAAAAATGATTAATTGGTATAGATTAATAACTTATTCAACTATAGTTTTTGTTGGTTGTTTATTTTGGTATGCAGTAATAAGCCGATTTGTAGAAGCATTTTCTAAATGAAAGATTATATTAAGTATATAAAATCTAAACATTGTTTAGTGTGTGGGATGTCGCCTGTAGACCCTGACCATTTGGAGCATTTGGGTATGGGTGGAGCTAACAAGGGTGGTCTTAAAGACTACTCTTGTGTGCCTCTTTGCCGTAAACATCATACTGAGCGTCACAATATGGGTATAAATGACTTTGAATGGACTTATGGTGTTGATTTATGGAAAGAAGCATTTTATTTATTAAGGGGGTATTTCGCAGAATGAAATTTGCAGGAACTATAAAAGAAGGAAAACTTACTTTAGATGATAATCTTGGATTTAGGGATTATTTACGTCAAATTGAGGGTAGTGTTCACTTAGAAATAAAACCTGCCGAAAAGGTGCGTTCTCCGCAACAAAATGCATACTATAGGGTTATTATAAGGTTATTAGCTAAAGATTTAGGTTATACTGAAGCCGAAATGCACAAAGTTATAAAAGAAAAGTATGACATACAATCTACCAAACAATTATCTGTTCCAGAGTTTACTGAACTTATCGAAGAAATAAAAAGATGGGCAGTAATAGAAATGGGTATTGTTCTGCCGAACGCTAAGCAACCTCATCAATAGTCATACTAACACTATACATATTAGGTGCTGATTGTCTTACACTAAAAGTATTAGACCTAAATGTGCATATAGAAAATTGGTCAGGATTATTGTCTTCATTGTTTGGTTGAAATATAAACGGCAAAGTGCCACCTAATGTGCAGTTCCACACAAAATTAAAACTTTCATCTGATAACATAGGGTTTCCGTGTGTAAGTGAACTTTCTTCTGAATCACTAATTAAACTATTAGAAACTTCGTTATCTATCCACATATCGCTTTCACTAACATAAGAAAAACTTAAATTCCAACTCCTTAAACCTTTTCTACCTAGACCACTTTTTGTTCTGCGATTAAAATAATTATTACTTGCATCTTGGTAATTTTCGTCAAAAGGAGTGTCAAGCTCAAATGGTGGATATTTGTAGGTTCCGTTTTGTAAGCTATTCATAGTCCACTCTGTTGGTCCATCATAATAAATATTTGCTAGTGTTTTTCCACCTATAGTACGTTGTTTTTTAATTCCATCAAAACTTCTACTCATTGTAAGTTTAAGGTCAGGAGAAAATGGGCAATCAAAATATTTACCAACTACAAAAGAGCCTAATTGGTTTGTGTGAGTAAGTTCCCAGTCAGGTGAGCTATATTCAATATAAAATTCTTTCCAATAATCATTAAAAGTTCCCCAAGTAGTAAATATACTTGAACCATTATATTCTGGTTTGCTTCCATTAAAATTTAATACATTTTTTTGAGAGTCTGAATCTGAAGTTATATTATAATCAGCTCCTTCATTTCTTTTTGCTTTGATTTTTATTTTGCTGTCTGAAAAAAAATTTTCATTTGCAAAATTATGATTTAATAAACCAACAAAAGTTACAGGAAAAGCTGCTTTTACGTTTCTATTTGAACCAATAGAAAATAATGGTTGGTTATCTTCATTAACATCTAAATATGGGTTAGCACAATTCATATATAATAATTCTGCACCACCTCTACCTTCTGCCCACTCTAATTGTCCTGTGGCGTGTAAAAATGTAGGCATATCTACATAAAATCTTGGCGTTTTAACTTGCTTTCCCATTAATATCCTCCTGAACCTCCTGAACTACTACCACCTGTTGTATATGAAGATGTTGTTGTTCTGCTTTTTGTTTTAATTTTTCTTTTTCTAATATTTTTTTTATCTACTTTTGGCAACCTATAATCAGGTAAATTGTATTTAGTTTTACTAATTTTACCTTTTTTTTCTTTATTTTTAAAATTATCCCAAGTATCTGTTTCTTTATCCATAGACCAATCTTGTCTTATCCAAGTTGGGTTTACATTTTCTATTTGGCAAAATACCGATTTACCTTCATTATTTGCAACAATTATATTGTTTATTTTTATAGAACCAAAATAAGTAAATAATTTTTGATTTTTAATACCAACACCTTGTAAAGATATTAAAATCATTTTACTTTTATTACCTTGCATTATCCAACCCTCTGGAAGTGTTGGTGTAATTGAAGCTGCACCTATAAAATCTATTTCAATACCCATTATATCTACATTAGATTCTATATAACAATCACCATTATTAATTATAATTGATGATTTTCCGTCTGCTAATTTTGTTTTGTTATATTCAATCATTTAATTAATCCAATATTAAATTTACTAAAGCCACTATATCTAGTATGTTATTTCCACCATCACCATTTAAATCTCCTGCTTGAGAATATAAACCATCATCATCTAAAGTAATATTGATAAGAATAATTAAATCATTAATATTTATAGTTTCATCACCATTTAAATCGCCTAAAATAAAATATACAGGTGGTATTGTTTGTTGAAAACTTAAATCTGCAGAAAAATCAGGATATTGGTCTGATGTAATAATTAAATCATAATCTAATACTATATCAACATCTTCTATACCATCTTCAGATTCGTCAGTATATTCAATAGCTGCTCTTGTTTGTAATGGTGCTCTTGGTAATATAGAAACATTATCACCAAAATTACTATCAGTTACATCTATAGAAGCACTAACCATAGAACTTGCATCTAAATCTTGTATTTCATTGGTAATTTCTAATTCGCCAAATCTAAATGAATGAGTTGAGTTTACCAACCTAACATCAATATTAATATTTGTTTCTAAATTAGTGTAAACAATAGCATCTATTTGACCATTTATTAAATCTTTTTCATCATCAAGCCAGTCTGCAGTAAAATATGGCTCAGCTTCATCATCTTCATCTAATTCTTGTTCAGGATAATATATATTATTATCGTACGGATTTGGTATTTCATAAACACCTAAATCTTCATTAGTCATACCAAAGTCGCCACGATGTACTTGTACTAATTCTAAACTTACTTTACTTAAAGATTTAGAAACATTACTAACAAAAAACACAGGATAAATAAGTTGTCCATTTTTAACAAACTCTTGTGTGTAATCAAAGCCAAAAGCAAGTTTACCACCTATAAGTTCTTCAAACCTTAAATAATCACCTGCTTCTAAGTGCATATAACTAGGAGGTAAATCTAATTTTATTGTTAAATGTTGGTTAGCATACCACATCAGTAATCTTCTTTGTAGTTTTCGTGCCGTTTCTTTATCTCTTATATACTCAGTTTCTACTTGTAATTTAGCATCTTCATTTTTAATACCATAATAACCAATATCATAAACCATATCAGGCGTTAATTCTTCAGTAAGCTCATCTAATGTTTGTACAAAATTACCATTATTATCTTCAATTCCATAAGTAGTTTCTTCAGAAAAATCATTTGCACCATAATCTTTTTTGTATTTTATGTTAATTTGATTTTTTACATCTTCTAATTTTGTAAGAGAAAAAGAATATTTAATAATTTGTGAGTTTTTTATAATCTCAAACTTACTATAATCTGTTATATTTTGTTTTAATTCAATAAATTTAAAATCCCCTTCACTATCAAATGATGGTATGTATATAGAAGACTTAAAAAGATTTTCTATAACACTTTTAGCTTCTTGTTGTTCGTTCATTGAAAAACTATTAATCCAATCATCTTTAATTATTTCCTCAGGTAAAACAACATTTTTTTCATAATCTAATTCATTTGTTAAAATATCTTGTAATATATGTTGAGCTTTTGTTATTTCAATAGTAGAACTAGTTATTATTTTTCCATTATCATACATTGAAAGATTTTGACTTTCTTCTGTTGTTAAGCTATTGGGTAACGGAACTGTTGCAACAGTAAAATCACCAACATATAAACCTATCTCATCATATAAACTAAATGTATCACCAACACTTAACCTGTGTGGATTTACAGTAAAAATTATGTTATAACTTCCTTCGTAGTTTATATTATTAACATTTGTAGTAATATTTGCTGTTCTTGTTCTTCCTATTACACTTGCATAATAATCTAAATTTATATAATCTGGCAACAGTAAATCTTGAATTGTGTATATTTGATATAAATTAGCAAAACAAGATGAAATATCTCTACTATTTCCACTTATTAATGGCTGACCCCAATTTATACTATCAAAAGCATTTGTAGAGTTAAATCCTAATATAATATTATCATATTCCATACCACCTAAATTTTCATTTTTCCATCTATGTTGTTCTTGAATAGGAGTAAAAGTATGGTGCTGATTTGGAACTTCACAATAAGTAATCCAATCTTCTGTATCACGATAATAATCCCAATTACAAGGATGATTGTCCATATCATTATAATTATCAACATTATTATCAGGTCTTGATATAAGTTGTCTTTCAACCCAAAAAGCTGTAGGCTCTGAGTGTATTGGTGCACCTATATTGCTTGTAGTATAATAATTTATTTTATAAAATATTTTTGTTACAGCAGGAAAATCTGCAACGCCTTGATTTAATTCAAACCTAACAAAAGCTCCACCTCGATTAACGTGCCTATTTATAGCGTGAATATGTATACCTGCCCAGTCAGAAGCGTCTTGAATCCAATTAGGGTTAAAATTTCTATTATCAGATGGAAAATTATAATCTTCTGTACCCCAACCTTCGCCATTATTAGCGTAAGTAGGTTCCCACCAAGTGTATAAACCATTATCAATAGCATCGTCATAGGCTATAGTAGCTTTAGAAAAATTATTATCAAATTCATCATATAAACTATCATCGTCGTCATCACTATGTACTATTGTTTCATTGTCAATATCTACACTTACATCATCGTGAAAAGATGTCTGAGAAAATCCATAAAATTTATTTGATGATGCAGGTCTAAAAGTATAGTCGTACCCATCTTCGTCATCTCCATCTTTTGATTTTGAACTTCCGTGGTCTTTTGTAAAAAAAGAAACCTTTTCTACAGGTCTATATATTCGCGTAGGTATACCTACATTTCCTTCTCCAACCAAATAATCTTCATCTTCAGTATCGTCTATAGAATACTTTTCATAGATAAAATTATTTGATTGTAGTGAAATTTTTGCTAAATTAGCTTCAATATCATACATATTTCCACCTGTTAAACTATAATCTCTTGAACCAAAATTTAAAGGAAATTCTTGCATTATAGGCATATAACCATCTTTATATATTGATACATAAGAATTTTTTGGTAACCAAGTTCCATAAAGTTCAGTATCTTCAATTTTTGGATTTAAATAATTTACACTAGATATTTTAGTCCAAGCACCCTCTATTGATATTTCCTGTTTATCTATAATTAATTGGTCAAATTTATCTAAAACTAAAGGTGATTTATCAACATATCCATACACCATAGGAAATGGTTTGCTTATATTTTTATCATAATGATTGTCACCATTTTCTATTAATTTAGATGGTATTTGAGTTTTAAGTTTCTGTTCTGTTAAATCTTCTAATGTAAGACTTAAAGATTCTGCCGACTGAGAATAACGCCTAATAGTACCAGTATAGACAAGTAAACAATCTTCTAAACTATCAAGTCCATTAGCAGCATAATATACTTGTACTACTGCGTTTAGTAAACTAGGAATATCGTCTGAAAAAACTTTGCCTCTATAAGGAGCATTTGATATAGATAGAGATACACTTGAAATAGTGTATTTATTGTTTATAATGTCTGCTTTTGAGCTTATAGAAGGACTATTAAGTAGTAAAGGGTTATACGCCTCACCACTTATGTTTGTTTCCTTAATTGATAAATTAATTACTTCTGTTGCCGAATCTAATGGCTCATCTATTTGTACACCTTTATATATTCTAACCAAAGGATATAAAGACGTTCTAGTACCATTACCTAGTGCTTGTTTAAATTTAGGAGGTAACGTCAGCATTAACCAATCCCAAAATCACTACCTCTACGGACAGCTTCTTTAATTGATTCTGCAAGTTCGCCTTCTACAAAATCTTGTGTTAAAACATTACCTGTAACGTTTACGTTTATATTTCCACTAACACCACCTTGATTCATTTGGTTAAGGGTTTCTAAACCAATAGCTTCTACTGCATTTCTATTCATCACAAACTCTCCACGTTCAGCTTCTATAATAGTTCCACCTTGTGAATGTCGTCTGCCACCTACATAACCACCGTGTTCGTAAGAGCCGTAGATTTGACTTGAGCCGCTAGATGATGAGCCTCCCATAGCTTGAATAGCTTCTTGTATTTTTAATACATTTGCTATTCCCGCAGCTATAATAGCAAACATTTTTACAGGATTATTAAGAGATTTTGAGGCTGCTGCATAAGTATCTGCAATAGCTGCAAATTGTTGTAATCTAGCACCTTCTTTAGCGTTTTTACCTGTAGAAGTTAATAGTGCAGCAGATGCTTTTAATGATTGTCCAACAAGTTTGCTTTTTGCACTTATTGACATATCTGCCCATTTCATTTCGCTATCTGCAACTTCTTCATTTGTTTTATTAAGTTTTTGTTTTAATAATATTTCTTTAATAATAGCCTTTTGTTTTTCAGCACTTAATTCTAAAC